CGCAAATTCATCATTTCCTCTTTCAATATGGAAGTTAGGGTAAATGGTTGAAGGTATTCTGCCCTTTCCTCAGGCTTCATTTTTTGACCTTTGGCAGTTCCCAACAACTTTTCTCTAGCGGCACGTTCATCGATTAGGAATTTTACCTTACCGGCCGCAAGCTAACTTTGTGCGTTAGCGTGACACTCTGTATTGATCGGCGCATTCGCCTTGATAATATACATAGCATCGAATTCTGTATTTGCTGTTCTATACTTTTTATAATAGCCTTCATCATCATTAGCAACGCCAAAGTCAGGATAGAAGTCTCCATTTTCATCATTTTGAGATTTTATCATATAATCAATTAGACCCAAACCAACACCATTACCGTCGATTACGAGAGTTCTAGCTTTATATTTATAGAACAACTTTTTCATTTTTATAGCCTGGTCTTCAAAGTGTTCATCAGCCATTGTGTAAATATTTACCAAAGACTTGATAGCAGGACCTTGTGCCTGTGGAGTTACTTTGAATACACAAACAACAGAATCACATCCCTTACGACCTACGTCCACAGAAAGCACATAATAAGCACCGGCCGCACTTCGTCCAGAATGTTCGTATTCAGGCTGTAATAATTTTCTATTACGAGTAAAATGTTCGCCATTGAAGAAAGCATCTTCAACAGTACCAGACCACTTGGACTCATATTCACGCTCGAAAGAGGCTTCATTATAAGTACCTTCATTCTTTTGGTCGGTAATGAATGTTTTACTCTGTAGTCCCATACCAACTGGCGTTCTCCAAGTACCACCAAGCACAATACAGCGATCGGGCTGAGTGACCATACGAACTAAGAAACCAATCAATCTATCATATGGATAAGTTCCTTTATATCCAGCAGTAGTGATATAAATTTGAGATTTATTCAATGGTTCGCTTTCTACGGTAGTACCATCTTTTGCTCGACGAGAAATTGCCATAACAGGGATAACGACTTCTCGCAAAATCTGGTCATCAATACCAACACATTCCTCCATAACGCCGCCATGACGACGCTGACCACGCGTAGATTCACGGGCCGCAAGGTTATCGAGAACTGAACCATTTTTGAAAACATATCTAACTTTATCTTTACCAGTTAGAGTTTTACCTCTTCCCCAGTCAATCTCTCTTTCAAAACTGGGAATGAGTTTACAGATTTCTTCTACCTTACTTTGTAGGATAGAAGCACCCTGCTCCTTACCGCCAGAAGTGACAAATAAGTGAGCATCAGGATATAAAATACAACGACACATCATTGCCATAACCGTTAAAAAAGACTTAGAATACGCACGAGGGAAAACCGCATATACGTACTAATATCTCATAACGCAACGTAAGAAAACTCGCTGATAGAAGTAGAAGCAGAATTCTCCATCCTTTACTTCAGTACGAGTTCCACGTACCATAAAGTCAACGAACAAATCAGGATATTCTCTCCAAAAGGCTACGTACTTCCGCACCGTGGGAAGCACAGCTTCAACACGCTCCGGAGAAAGACCAATCTTTCTCCGGGACGTAGATAGATCAAGTAAATCTTGTAGAGCCATTAGTTTCTGCCTCTAGTAAGATAATCGGAATCAGCTTCTGCTTCTTCATCTAAGAACTCTTGGAAATCAACATAATCTTGATCTTTCAAGGTCTTTTCCAAATCCTCAAGACTCAAATCGATATCATCGATAATCATATCTTCAGTATTTTCAGCATTAGCCTCGTCTTCCTTCTCAATATCACGCAAAGCTTTTTCAACCATGATTGACAAGTTAGTTTCTTCTTCAACCAGGGTTTTAGTATATCTTTGCATATCAGCGATTGTTAAATCAACTCTATCTTTTGGAGATTCAATATAATATCGTTCAATGTATCCTTGTTTTTCGCAAAGTTCTATTAGTTCACCAATTGAGTCAACGAAGTCGCCAGTTTCTGCCTTATTCTGCTGGGCTGTAAACTTACCAGACTTCATCAAACTATCATATACTTTACTCATCTTTTGGAAGCCTTCAATATCGCCGATATCAATCAACTGATTTGCTTTCAAAGAGGTTTTACAAACCAATTTCAAAGTATCAATATGACCAGCGCCTTGAATGTCGTAAGATGCCATCATTTCTTCATACAATTGTTCTAATCGAACCCACTCTTCGGGCTTGTAGGTTTTACCCCACTTCAATCTTAAATATGTCTTGTCCTCTTCGGTCAAGTCATCAACAAAATCATCAGCCGCACTTCCACCATTCATTTCAGCAAAATAATCTTCATCGCCTGTTGCGAGGAAAGGATTATTTTCTTCATATTTTGGTTGTTCTACAACCTGCGGAATTGGGACAGTGGCCTGAGAAATTGCCTGATGGATTTCAACTGCGTCATAACCTTGGCGCTTCATAGTTTCTTCCATCTTTTTATTCGCAACCTCTTGGAGATGTTCGGTGTGTTCCCATCGATAATCTCTGAATTGCTTTAGTTTCATTTTAGATAAATATCTACCCAAAATAGACAAGCCAGTTAGTTTACTGCGGTCTTTGCCATATGAGGCAAGCAGTTTATTCCACTCTTCTGGAATATATGGAACATCGCATTCTTGAAGAATCCATAAATAAGTATCGGGATTGAAATTATCCACGTGCATAGACATACATTTCTTGCATTGTCTTAATTTGCCGTCAGGATACTTCTCAAGATTATTAGTTCCATAAAACTAATCAGCGAGCATTGTTTTATTACATTTTTCGCAATAATAAGTTTCTTGAGCCATATAATTTCCTCCTTTACTAACAATAAAAATAGCAGCGAGGAATTACACGCTTTTGGCCTTCGCGTTTCTGCAGCACTTACAGATACTGTAGAAACCGTCTCGGCTGGTTTTATTTTTACTAAAATATTTATTGTGCGCCAGCTTGACTTCACCGCAGCGGCTGCACTTCTTATATTTACCTTTTGCTTCATTCATGAAGTACCAATTCAATAATCTATCTTCAGCTTCAGAAGCAATAATTTTTGGGATTTTATTTCTCCATAAACTTGAAATATATTCCAAGCTATGCTTAATCCCAAACTCCATTTGAATTTTTTCTTGAATATCAATATTTTGTAATCCATCAATTTTGTATTCTACAATACGTTCATATAAAGGATAATCCTTCAAGGCGGCGTCCGCAACCTTATCAAAATCATCCATCAAGTACCATAGGTCTTTTTCAAACTCACCCCAGCATTCTTGCTTGCATAAGGAATAGTTACATAAAACCGCAGATACAACTTTTGGATTACATAAAGAAACACCCTCTGGAACAATATAGCCTTCGTCATCAAACCAGAAATCATCTTCTAAAGGAATATCGTGTCTAGAACGAGTAATTTTAGTTGCGACAATTGGTTTTTTATACGCATTCTTCAGAACATACTGGTCTTTGCGTAATTCAATAATTGTGCTCTTAATAATAAATGCTTCTCGTCCGGAGGCACTCTTCAATTTTGCTTCCCACATTTTAATGGCGTCTCTTAATTGTTGCATACCGGGTATTTCATCTACATCTTGTTTAGTTATCATTACTTTTGGTTGAAAAATCGTATTCTTATTATTAGTCATCATATTATAAATGCCATCTTCGCCATTCGCTAATTGGGAAACAAGACCTTCATAAGAAGTCTCCCGCTTATTGACAGTAGCCATACGGTTATCAGTCAGTAGTTTGCGCTCCTTTTTCTCTTGTTTCTCCATGCAGAGAACTAAGTAGTCGGCTAAGGTCTCCAAATACGCTTCTGACGGATTCGGAGTTTCCGCAAGAATACGCTCAACCAACTCTTTTCTCTCTTCTGGAGATTCTAAAGTATAATCTAATTTCAACATGATTATCTTACCTCCAGTCTCATTGGTATTATTATACCAGAAAAATTTTTTAATGTCAAGTTTTTAAGGAAAAATTTTAGACACTTTTTATTATTGAAGAAAATTATTTTTAGATGAATTGGTTTTGTCCTTACACAGTGAAACTTGACAAAGAAAAAATTTTTTGCTATAATAATTATAAGAAAATCATAAAGGAGTAGTAGATGGAAGTATTATTATTGATGTTGGCATTTGCCGCATTTATTTTTTGGTCCATAAAGGTCATAAAAAATACCTGGCACAATACAATTATATTATACCGCAATACTCCGAGAAAGGGACCTCAATTATGGCACAGACGATAGTGATTACGGTGTTATGGGGAGTTATGTCTCTCCTGGCAATGATTGAATATGCTCCTTTATGTAAGGATTTACCTGAAGGAGACAAATTAGCGGTTGGTTTGATTTTTATCATTGGTGGCCCCATATTCGCGGCCGCAAATGTTTTAGAAGCTATGTTGGATTGTTTCTTACCGGAAGGATGGAGCGATGGCGATGGAACTAAAGGATGCTAAAATAGCAATTATTCAAGTTGGAGAAGCAGAGTTCCTTGAAAAGGATGATGGAACTCATATTTATATCTATCCAAACAATGCAACTGAGTATGAACTCGTAGACGAAATTGAACATTTAGTAGAATTTTATGACTTCGTTCAAGTGAAACTACCACTCCCACCCCATATCCGCCATGAGGTAGCTATTGCCGCAATCCCTAAGGAAAAAAGATTTGTTGGAGAATGATTATGGATAAGTGGATTGAAATTATTTTTGAAGCCGAGGATATGTGGAGAAACTCGGTAGAGGCAAAGATTGCCGCAATTAGAGGCTACGATACTGATGTGTATTGTAGGGAGCGAGATTTATTTAAGGCTCGCCGCATTCTTGATATGTATGGATATGAATACTTCCGCAAGTTCGTGGACCGCTGTCCGCATATCAAGGAATATTTGAATGATTATGCTTATGCACCTTGTGAAAGAGGTGACGGCAATTGTAATATGATTTGTATTTTTTATCAAAATGGAGGTTGTACTAATGCCACAAAATGAATGGATTAAAGGAGCTTTATTAATTCCTGAAAATAATAGTTATAAAGTAGATGGATCTGGTCGTGTAGTTATTCCTTCTTACTTGAGAAGTAAATTTCGTATTGAGGCTGGAGATCAATTAGAATATTTTACAAGTTTTATTGATGACTCTTGGTTTTTGTGTGTGCGACTAGACGCTAAGACCCAAGCAGAGAGAGCTATTGCGGCCATTGAAGAAGCTGCAGCCGCATTGGAGGAAGTGCGAAATGAACAAGATTTATAAGTATAGGCTGCCAAGAGATGGGCAAGTCATAAAAGTTGATGATTACGTGATCGAGTGGTTGTACGTGGGAGTCCAGGATGAAATTCCTACTGCGTGGGCTGTTGTCGATGTGGATATGCCAAAAGGTCAGAGAATCTCAGAAATCGTGGCATGGGGCACTGGATGGGAACTGCCGGACGAGGTATGGAAGGATTGCGAGTACATTGGCACTTGCGAAGATAGATATGGATACGTTTGGCATTATTTCGTAGAGTCGGCGGATTCCGGGTCTCTGAGAGCCACGACGTCAGATTCAGCGTACGCTATTCTCAGTGGTTGGGCGGATACGATGACGATTTCTTTGGATGAGGATGCACTGAGTCGTATTTTGGGACAAACAGAAGTTGCTTTGAGTGGCAATGATGTGATTACATATGTGACAAGTCATTGTTCCGATAGTGCTTGCGCGACGGGGACTGCTAGAGTGATGCGTGTATAATTTTTAGGAGAATTATTTAGGGAAAATATAAAAAATATTTTTCCTAAATTTATAGGACAAAATCCCTAAATATATTTTTCGGGAATTTTATATATAGTAGAATAAATAATAAGGAGGAAAAATATATGCCACCATTAAAAATAAAAGTAGGTATGATATTTGGAGAATGGGAAGTTATTGAAAGAGATTATAATCCTACATCTAAACAGCATTCTACATTTTGGTTTTGTAAATGTAGATTATGTGGGAAAGTTTATAGTGTTGCTAGAGATGGTTTGGTGAACGGTAAAAGTAGCTGCTGTAATCATTGCAAAGGTGAAAAAATTAGAAATAAATTACAACAAAGAGGTTTAAATACTTGGCAAAAAGGAGAGCGTTTTGGGCTTTTAGAAATTATTGATAGAGCCGAAATGAAAAGTGGTCATTCCTATGTGAAATGCAAGTGTGATTGTGGAAATGTTATAAATGTTAGAGTAGAACATTTAAAAGGACAAAGTCATAGTAGAACAATTTCTTGTGGTTGTATTTCTCAATCTAGCGGAGAAATAAAAATTACAAAATTATTAGAAGAAGCAAATATCAATTTTCAGTCGCAATATCGCATTAGAGAATTTAATATTGGTTCACCTTTTGATTTTGCTATATTTAATAATGATAAATTACTGGGACTAATTGAGTATGATGGTGAACAACATTTTGAGGCAGTAGAGTATTTTGGAGGTGAAGAAAAATTTAAACTTCAACAAGAAAGAGATGAAAGAAAAAATAAATGGTGTGAAGAAAATAATATTCGTTTAATTAGAATTCCATATACTGAATATAATAATTTAACGATAGAATATTTATTATCATTTTTTCCTGAATTACCGTATTCTGAAATTGAAAAATGATTTAGAAAGTGTAGTGCCCAGAGCAAAGCCTGGGCACTAAAAAAATAATTTTTTTTCCCGAAAATACCCCCCACTAAATTGAATTTCTATCCGACCATACACACAAAGTCTATTGTCCATGTCTCTAAACTCTCTGACACATGGCATGTATCCACCCCCTACAAAGACCCCTAAAAATGCTCGGCTCGGCGGCGGGCGCGCAGAGCCGATTTCGCGTAATTCAGAGAGCTGCCAAAAAATCTTTGTGCATTTTGACGAAAAAAAATCTACAAAAATTTTCACAAAACCCCTTGACAAACTCTCGTCCATGTGCTATAATACAGATACAAAGAACAGAGAGAAACAAAGGAGATAACCACCATGATGTATGACTACGACTACGAGATCCGCAGAGAACACAAGGAACAGAAGAAGAGATGGAATGGTAAGGTTATCACCACCGGCAGACAGTGGGTAAACAATGACCACGGCGCACTCGAACCCATGAGCGCAAGCTATGACAAAATCTGGGGTGCTGTGAGAGACTACTACGACAGCAGACAGTGGGACTAAGGAGGACACGACCATGACACAGACAGAACGCACAGAGCTAGCAAGACGCATGGACAGCTACACAGTGTACAACAACAACACACACACAGTAGTAACAACAGGCACATTCAATGATGTAGAAGAATACATCACTAACAAACAATACACAGTAGTGCATGACTACAGTGGTGACACAGTAGAGGAGTAGGTAGGTGAGTGCATGCACCTACCTACACAGGTAGCCACCGACCACGACCCACAGCTTCCCTATCTGGCCCGAAGGGCTAGGCTGTAGAAAAAAAAGTGTGTAAAATAGTAAAAAAAAGCTTGACAAATAACTCCCGCAATGCTATAATAAAGACACAAAGAGAGAGGGACAACCCCCAAGAGTAAAGGAGATACACACTATGAAGAACACCATGACCGTCGCTGAACTGATCGCCCTGCTGAACAAGGTAGAAGACAAGAACACCACCGTAGAGTTCCACAGCATCAGCAACAGAGCCTACCAGGACACTATTGTGGATGTAAAAACTAGCAAGTACACCAAGCACACCACCATCACCATCAAGTAAAGGAGACACACACAATGAACAAGACAGCTATCAACAAGATGCTCGCCATCATCACAGAGCGCAAGCCTAGCCTGCGCGAGTCCTACCAGTACAACTACATCGTGCGCATGATGGACAAGCCGAAGGGCACACTTGCCTACGCAGAGAAGCTGTACGTCAAAGAGAACCTGCGGGCTCTGTGTGCGGTGGCAGGGCTGAGCTATGAAAGATTAATCATGAAGGTCTGCAAATAAGCAGGCCTTTACTTGTCTCCGCACACGACCGCCACCTGCCTAGACTTCGGCGAAATGCACAACTCAGCAAATAAAAAACGCAATTCTTTTGTGTATTCTGACGATTGACAAATCCCGTAATCCATGATACAATACAGATACAAACAACGAAGGAGATAACAACCATGAAGAACATCATCATCACCATCATCATTGCCTGCCTGCTCGCTTCTACTCTGTTCGGTGCTATCTATGTAGCAACTCATCAGTACGAAGTATTCAACATTGTTTCCGCTACTGTGTGCGAAGTGAATGAGGAAGTCGTTGCCTTTGAGGACGCTTCTGGAGAGGTCTGGGTCTGGGAACTGGAAGAGGGCGAGTCTTTTGAACTGGGTCAGCAGGTTCAGATTCAGTTCAATGACATGGCAACCGCTGACATTTACGACGATGAAATTATTAGAATTTTCTAAAAAAGGGGCTTGACAAAAGCCCCTTTTCATGCTATAATAAAGATACAAAAAAGGAAAACAAAAGGAGATAAAAAACATGAAGGTTTGGGGTTTCAACTGCTACGGCATCTGCATCAAGAGAATCGAAGTCAGCAAGATTGAGGAGTGGAATGCAACTCATCCTCTGGCAAACCAGAAAATTGTTGATTGGAAAGAATAAAAAAGGGGTTGACAAATCACCCCTTCTGTGCTATAATAATTACAACAAAGGAAAACAAAAGGAGATAACAACCATGAAATTCTACGAAATCAAGAACACCAAGACTCAGAAGACCGCCGAAGCAACTGCAAAGAACTTTGCAGAAGCCTGCAAGTCCATCGGTTGGAAGCCTCAGCACTGCCGTTGCATCTGGTGTGCTTCTCCCGAAAATGGCTACGAAAAATAATTGAAAAAAGGGGTTGACAAACAACCCCATCCATGGTATAATACAAATACAAAGAAAACAAAAGGAGATAATTACAATGATTAAGGCTAACAATGCAAGAACTATGGTTATGGAGTACAACGCACAGAAGGAAGCAGAGCGCAGAGAAAAAGTCCAGAAGTTCCTCAACACCGAATGTGAATCTGCTATCATCACCGCCGCTTCCAATGGCAGAAGCGAATGCTTCGTAGAAGTTCCCACCGTTCTGCATGAACTGGTTCACGCAATCAACGCAAGCCTGACCGCCGAAGGCTATTTCTCTCAGACTCGCCACGGCACCAACGTTGCAATTCTGGTTCGTTGGTAAAAAAAATCCAAAAGAGGGGTTGACAAAACCCCTCTCTCATGGTATAATACAGATACAAAGAAACGAAAGGAAATGATTCAAATGTTTGCTAAAAAAGGTGTCAAGGTAAGCTGTCCCAACTGCGGTGGACACACTCGAGTAGTTGGTAGATACGGCGAATGCGACTACTGCGGAAGCCCGCTCGTCACTCCCATCGCTGACCATGTGGTCGCAGAGTTTGTTGACCTTGAAATAAAGGCAATCAAAAGACACGATGAACGGTCTGCGCTCAAGGCAGACATTCTGAGAGTGTTACGCAGAACAGAACTCTGCACTGTGTCTGAGATTGCTAACCAACTGCGCGAGCCTGTGCCAGTCCAGAAAGTCGCGGCTGTCCTGCGAACCATGATGGATGAGGGCACAGTTGACAGAACAGAAATCAGAAAAAAAGCAGTATTTTTCGCAAAAGGGGCTTGACAACAAGCTCCTTTTGTGCTATAATGAAGACAACAAAAGAGAGGAGCCAAGAGCCATGAAGAAACTGTTTAGATACATCCGCCACCGCATCTGCCGTAGCATCTACTACGCAGACTATTGCCCCATTGATAATCGCAAGAACTACCGCCAGATGTTTGAAAATTTCATTGCAGCTTTGGGTTTGACCCTCTCTGGTCTGGTTGTTGTGATTCTGTTCTGTTTGATGGGATTCTAAAAAATAGGGGTTGACAAATCATCAACCCCGTGGTATAATAAAAAAAACGAAAGAGGTAAAAAACATGAATGAATTAGAAGTAATCATTGACATCCTTGACCGCATTGGCGCAACCTATGATGTATGTGCGGACGGCACTCTGGAAATCTATGGTGGTGGTAATCGCTCCATTAATTTAGAGTTCGATGAAAGAAATCAAGTTGTTGAAATTATTTAAAAAAACTCTTGACAACTCCCGAAATCCATGCTATAATAAAGGTACAAAAAACGAAACGAAAGAGGTAAATAAAATGAACGCAGAAATTACAAAGGCTATCGCAGAAAAGCAGAAGAAGCACCCCATCCGCAAGTGGTGGAACAAGAACGGATACAAGGTGATGCGTGTGGTGCTGTTCCCTATCTGGTGGGGCATCGTACTGAAAGATAAAATCACCGCTTGGCTCAACTCTCGCCAGAAGTGGAACAGCGAAAGAGCTGACCAGATTCTTTCTTACTACATCCCCAGACGAGCCAATTGGAATGAAGAAGAAAAAACTTTCTACTTCTTTGATAATGGCATGGGATGGAACATCGGCTCTGCAAAGAAGTTTCTCAAAATGAAAGACCGCCGATTCTGGTACAACCACTGCGGTTTTGGCGGCTACCGCATCCGAGAGTATCTGATTGACTGCTTCGAGCTTGAAGGATTCAAGAAAGAAGTATTGGATACTTCTGATGGTTGGACTGAAATTACTTTCAAATTTATCGAAGAAAGGGCTTGACAAAAGCCCTTTCTTGTGCTATAATGAAGATACAAAAAAGAAAGGAACTGATAATAATGAAAGCTACTAGAGAAAACATCCTGCACATCCTGCGTGAGCATCCCGGCCTGCGAAAGAGAGAGATTGCAAGCTATCTCAACTGCCACCACTTCACCATCATCACCACTCTGCATGAGATGGAAGAAGATGGTCTGGTGCGGACGAAGTACCACCACGACCCCGCGCAGATGGAGTTCTATGATAGATACTTCATCACAGATGAAGGCGCACAACTTCTAATTTTTTTAGAAATGTGAAAAAAGGGGTTGACAAATGCTCAACCCCATGCTATAATAAAGGTACAAAAAAGGAAACGAAAAGGAGATAAACACAATGGCTATGAGATTCGAAATGACTTACCACGCAAAGAAAGAGCGGATTGACCGCTTGACCGCTTGCATCCAGTACCTTGGATTCAATGAAATCATCAAGGAAGAACTGGAAATCCGCCACAATAGAAATGTAGTGCGGAAGCTGACAGACACCGGCATCATCCTCATCTGCGGTGAAGATGGTTGTCTGATTACTGGATTCATGGGAACAATGGCACAGGTCGGAACCTTTTACAAGGGACAGGACATTCCCAGAACCATGAAGCAGAGAGTCCGCAAGAACAATGAAAAGTATGCGTTTCTGTTGAAAATGTAAGGGGGACGAAAATTCCCCCTTGACAATAAATAAAAAGTATGTTATAATATTTATAGAAAAGAAAAGGAGTTGACAACAATGGCAAAGAAGAAGAAAGAACTGGATCGCCGTGTATTCAAGAAAGAGGGCGAAGAACTTCAGCAGTGGCTGAACTTTCGCAAGCGTGGTAGCAAGGTTGAGAGTGGTAAAAAGTACAACCGCCAGAAGTTCAAGAGAGGAGAATGAGAAATGATTCATTGTCCTAATTGTGGAAGCACCGCACAGTTCAAGATAATCTATGAGGGAGAAACCTCCCATCAGCTTTATCGCAAATTCAAATGTGGTTGCGGAGCCACCGCAGAAATCACATACAAGAAAACTGAAGCGGTTTTCCGGTCACCTTCTGGAACCAAGCTGTAAAGTGAGAAGCAATTCTCACTTTATTTTTCGGCGCGCCGCCCACGACCCAGCCGGCGCGTTATTTCCATTATACCACAACCCAGCCAATTTGTCAATAGGCAATTTGCACAATAATTCTAGCGAGTATTTTCCCAAAATAGTGCTTGACAAATGATGAATCATGGTGTATAATACAAGTGTACTAAATAAGGAGGTAACTGAAATGGATAAGTTTCTTAACCCCAGATTACAAAAAGCCTATGTGGCTTTACAAAATCTTTTCCCTAATGTGGGATGGCAAGACATGGGTGAACCCGGTGAGATGATTTGCCTACCCATTACCATCCGCAACAATGCCGAGCCTACAAACATCCATCACAATGAAACTCTGTGGATTACTGCTGAAGGGGCAGAATTGTTTGGCTACTTCAAGTCTGATAATGGATGGTCGGTCAGCTTTGATTTTGAAAAATAAAGCTTGACAAAAGCTCTAACCTATGATACAATAACCAAGAGGTGAGATACATGAATGAAATCAAATGCCGACCCCTCGACAGAGTCAAGTGCGGTCTAGTCTTTCCGGAACACGGAACACTGTGGAAAGTTGTCAATTACTCCACAGGCGATGATTTGTGGATTGTGGAAAACTGTTTTGACAAGTCTTTCACACACTACAAAAAAGATGAAGAAATTCGCAAAATAATGGGAATTGGGGCTTGACAAACCCCAAAACCTATGCTATAATTAAGGTACAAAAAAGGAAAGGAACTGAATCAAATGACTATTACAATCAACTTCGACATGGACGGCACAATCGCTGACCTCTACGGTGTCAAGAACTGGCTCCCCTATCTGGAAGCCGAAGATACCACTCCCTACGAAATCGCAAGACCTCTGCTGAACCTCTCCGCTCTGGCTCGCAAGCTGAACGCACTCCAGAAGCAAGGCTATCGGCTCTCCGTTATCTCCTGGACTTCCAAGAGCGGAAGCAAGGAATACAACGCAAGAGTCACCGAAGTCAAAAAGATTTGGCTTGCGGAACATCTGCCCTCCGTCCATTGGGATGAAATCAACATTGTCCCCTACGGCACTCCTAAGGAACTGTTCTGCCGAACCCCTCTTGACATTCTGTTCGATGATGAGGAACGGAACAGAAATGGATGGACTGGCATCCCCCACGATGTACAGAACATCATGGAAATTCTCAGAGAAATCTGAGAATTTCCCCTTGACAAATCCAACAATCTGTGATACAATAACTACAACAAAAGAAAACCGAAAGGAATTGATACTATGATTAAAGTTTTTTCTGCTCTGGCTCTGCCTTCCATGTCCCAGTTCGACCACCTGTACGATGCTTTCCGCACTCCCCAGTACGATGTCTTCGGCTACCTGTCCAATAGCAAGGGTGACATCAACAACATCACCGGCATTCTGACCCGCCTGCAGTTGCTGAAGATTCTGGTTGCCAACGGCGAAGCTCCCTTCTATGGCTCTGACCTGTTCGGTGCTTCCTGCTCTCTGGGCGGTTGGATGAATGGCCTGAGCGTGTGGGGCATCATCAAGGAAACCGGAAATGTGCGGGAAGTCATGGTCGAGATTGACGATGACCTGTTCCGCAAGTGTCGCATCAAGGAATGGGAACTGGCTATCCCTGCCGACCTGCTGAGCCTGTTCGTGAACGAGTTCCGCACCCTCCTTCTGGAAAATATTTGATTTTGAAATTCGCCCCAGAATTTTGGGGCGAATTTTTGTGCAATTTTACCAATTGACTTTTTGGCCGGCCGCCCACGTTCGCAGCGGCCGGAATTCGTCATAATAACCAACCCCAGACAGTTTTTTCAGCGATTTTTTGTGCAACATTGCGACTTGCATTTTCCCGAATCATTTGGTATACTATTATCAACAGGTGAGGCGAGAGAGGCCCACC